ATGTTGCCTCTGCCGCGCCTCCAGGTCAGATGCAGCAGTATATTGATACTGAAACTGCCATGCTTGCGGGTACGCGGCCTGTGCAGGACGCCATAGCCAATGTGGCGTTTCCTCCACAGCCAGTGAATCTAGGCACTGTTGCAACCTCTGGTGCCCCTTCATCGATAACTGGCGTTGGTGGAGCGGTGTTTGACACAAATTCTGGTGAGATAATCTCTGGCGATGCGTCTTACTTTGGAGATTTAGCTGATGGGCCGGTGCTTGGCACTACGGCCGCAGAGCGTTTTAGGCAGCAAGAATCTGACCGTGCGATGGGCCTTGATCAGCGGCAAGCTGGTTATGACGCCTATCAAGCCATGCTAAATGACGCGGTGGGTGCGGCGCAGAACAATATCAACAATGCTTCTGGCCTTTTTGGCGGCGCTACCAAGTTTATGAATCAACAATTCATCGACGGCATGAACACCCGAATTGGTGACAGGGATAGCGAAGCGTATCAGTCGTATCTTAATGACCCGAACTTGTTTTCGCCGGTCTACAATCAGGAAGGTCGGCTGACCGGATATCGCGATCAATACAACCGCCTTACTGGCACCGACCCAATTTCGGACATGGCAGCGGCTGGCAATGACGACGGCGGCGACACGGTTCCGCCCGTCACAAACCCAATGACCGGCACCGAACAATGCCCAGATGGGTACACGTTTGACGAAGATTTGCAGGCGTGCCGTCGCAAGACAAAGCGTGAACTGCGAGGTGACGCGGATTCCTCCACCGCGTCTGGCGATATGTTCTATCGGCGCACCAGTCTGGACGATGCGCCTGCAAACCTACCTAGCGGTTTCAACTTTGCTGATGCGAACCGCGCCTTTACGCAGTCTTACGCTTATCGACCTTCGTTCTATCGCAACCCGATGGATACCACAGGGTTTACGAAGCTGCTGTAATGCGTGAGGGAAAACTGAGGCACGACGTAGAGCGTGCAGCCAAGGCAGAGGCTTTGCTTCGTGAGCCAATCCTTGTCGAAGCCTTCGATACACTGGAAACGAATTTCATAGATGCGTGGCGTAATTCGTCGGTTGCAGACACTGACAACCGGGAGCGCATTTATCACTTGCTGTCGGCCCTTCAAGCACTGAAAGGCCATCTCCACACGGTCATTGAAAGTGGAAAGGTCGCACAGGCGAACTTAGACCAACTGAAAAAATAGGTGATTTATGGCTGATAATCCTGACGGAACCAGCAACCTGTCCATCGCGGACGCAACTAGCCTTCTCGCAACGCCCCCGCCAGAAGCGGAAACGGTAGAAGAAGAAGCGCAGCAGGAGCCTCAAGTCGAAGAAGACGAGGAGGTTACCGAGTCAGACGAGGTAGAAGAAGCCGAGGTTGAAGAAGCCGAGGAAGAAGCTGCCGAGGATGATGATGTCACTGACGAAGATGATGTCGAGGACGACGACCAAGAGCAACCTGAGATGGTTTCCGTCACTGTTGACGGTGAAACCTATGAGGTGACGCTGGAGGAAGCGGCTAAAGGCTATCAACGTCAGGCGGCTTTTACGAAGGGTATGCAAAAGAACGCCGAAGACCGCAAAGCACTAGAGGCAGAGCGGACGCAGGCAGCGCAAGAGCGTGACGCATACCAGCAGGGACTTCAACAGGTGTTGCAATACCTGAGTCAGACTAACGCTGAACCAGATTGGGACAACCTGAGAACCACCTTGCCAGCAGAGGAATATGCCCGCCAATACACTGATTATCAGCGGAAGCAAGAGCGCACAAAGCAGCTTGAAGCTGAAAATCATAGGATCATGCGTGAACAGCAGATTGAGCAACGTGAGGTGTTAAAAAGTCACCTAGCGCAAGAAGCTGAACTGATGTTCGAGAAGATACCGCAGTGGCGCGACGATACTGTTCGTCAGTCCGAGCGCACAGAACTGATTGAGTTTGCCAAGCGTGAGTTTGGTTACACTCAAGAAGAAATTGATGCGGCAGCTGACCATCGTGCCATCAAGGCACTGTATGATTCATGGCAGTTGAGCAAGATCAGCGATCAAGCAAAGACAGCCAAGAAGAAGGTGCGTAAGGCACCGAAGATGGCAAAGTCCGGCACTCCTCGCAGCAAGAAAGAAGTCCAAGCAAGCACCCGTAGAAAGCAACGGGCGCAATTCAACCAAGCACCAAGCATCGCAAATGCTGTGGACTATCTTCTGAAAACTCAAACCTAGTGAGGTTACATTATGGCAACGGCCACCACTGCAACCGCTGTAGGCGAGCGGGAGACACTTGCAGATATCATCTACAAAGTGGACTCAGACGAAACGCCAATTTTTAGCTCCATTGAGAAGGAAACTTCCAATGGCATTTTCACCGAGTGGCAAGTGCAGGAACTTGCATCTGCTGCTACTGACAACCACGTCAACGAAGGCGCTGACATGTCGGACAGCGGCGTTACTGCTACGTCACGTCTCGGCAACTATCATCAGATCAGTCAGAAGGGGTATATCGTAAGTAATACCCTCGATGCAGTTGACAAGGCGGGGCGCGACCGGGAAGTAGCTTACCAGCGTGTTTTGAAGGGACTTGAGCTTCGTCGTGACATCGAAAAGATGATCGGTGACACCAACGTAGCGCGTTCCGCTTCTGAGCCGCGCAAGTCTGCATCCCTGCTGACTTGGATTACCAATGGTGATGCGCCGTCTGACATGGCGTTTGCTACTGGTGACGGTACTGACACTGCTGACGTTACCGGCACTGCTGCCGCTCTGACGCTGGCAAAGATCGACACAGCCGTCACCGCAGCATGGCAAGACGGTGGCAACCCGTCGATGCTGGTATGTTCTGCAACCAATCGCGCCAACATCAGCGATCTGACGCAGAGCGGCACCAACCTCGTAAGCAACCAAGTCAACATGACTGAGGGCAAGGCACCAACCTTCGTTGGTTCTACTGCCGTCTATCTGACCGACTTCGGTACGCTCGACATTACGCCGAGCCGCTTTATGAGCAACGACAAGCTGTTCGTGATTGACCCGAACTTTGTATGCCTCTCGACTCTCACTGGACGCAATTTCGCTGAAAACGATATTGCCAACACTGGTGATGCCGAGAAGTCGCAAATCGTTTGCGAGTGGGCATTGAAGGTCAAAGCGCCGAAAGCACACGGTGCAGTCATCGGACTGAATGGCAGCTAACAACTGTTCACACAAACAAGAGAGGGCAGCTTCGGCTGCCCTTTTTTATTGGAGGTTTCATGGCAAAGCGCCTGATTAAGAAAGATGAGACATCCGGCAAAGAAGTCTGGATGCACGACGATGGCGATGGATACGTCATCGAAGAAACGCAGCACGTCACGCCGCTTCTTGATGAAAACAAGAAGAAGGCGAATGAGTGGCAATACGGCAATATGATTGGCGATACGCAGCGCCATTGGCAGCAAGTCGCTGAGATACCCAACGTCATCTATTTGCAGCTTGTCGAAAAGTATGGCGCGCCGCGTGACAACCCGACCGCTTGGAGAAAGTGGTTGAATGATTACGACAATCGCTATTTTAGGACCGGTGGTGGCAGCTTATGAGCATCAGCACATACAGTGAGTTGAAGACGGCTGTAGCCAACTTCCTAGCACGCTCTGACCTTACAACGCAGATACCCGACTTCGTCAGCCTTGCAGAAGCGCGCATGTCTCGTGAATTGGAGACGCGCAGCCAAGAGAAGCGTGCCACGGCAACGCTGACTGCGAATGATGAGTATGTGGCGCTGCCCACGGATCTGCGTGAGGTGCGTGAGGTAAAGCTGAACACCAGCCCAAACACTGTATTGGAATACCGTTCACCCACAGCACTGGACAGCCAGTTTAGTGGTGCGGGGGGCAAGCCGCTTGCCTACAGCATCGTCGGCACTGAGATTAAGTTTCGCCCCATCCCAGACTCTGACTACACCGCAGAGATTGTCTATATCGGCAGTCTGGAAGCTCTTAGCGACAGCAACGCCACCAACAACATTCTTACACGCCATCCCGACGCCTACCTCAACGGCGCTTTGGTCGAGGCGTATCTGTACCTCATGGATGACGCCAGGGCGCAAGTCTATGACCAGAAGTTTTCCCGCGCGATTGAGGAAATCAAGAAAGACGAGCAACGCGCGCATTACGGCACTGGAACGCTCCACATGACGAGCATCTACCAGCGGCAAAACTCTGTAGCATCGTAGGAGCATATCATGTCTGCACTTTCTGATTATGCGGAGTTGAAGGTTCTTGACCATCTTCTCGGCACCTCGTCCTTTACCATGCCATCGGCAGTCTATATCGGCCACGCTGGCGAGAGCCTTGCAGATGATGCGTCTGGCACAGAGACAAGCGGCAACGGATATGCGCGTCAGGCCATCACCTTCGCGGCAGCATCTGGTGGCAGCGCGGCATCAAACGCAACGGTGAACTTTCCGGCGGCAACAGGGTCGCAAGGCACCATCACGCACTTCGGAATTTTTGATGCCTCATCGGGCGGTAATCTGCTTTGTCATGGCGCTTTCGACAGCAGCAAGACGATTGCCACAGGTGACATTCTTCGGATCAACAGCGGCAGCATTACCATCACCGCAGCATAAGCGGAGGGTCAGATGGCAGAGATACTTGGCCCGACCCTTGAGCAGCTAGACAACTGGGGCAGTCTCGACAATCTGGACTTCATCGGAAGTCTGGAGTCGCTTGACAATATCAACCTCTTTGAAGGCTCTGGAAGCGTCGCTACAGCCTTCAGCACGTCCGGTGCGGCTGTCCGTATACAGGCGGCGTCAGCAAGCGCCAGCGCGGCTGTAAGCGCCTCTGGTGCGGCTGTGCAGATACATTCAGCCAGCGGGGCAGCAACTGGCGCATTGAACATCGCGGCAAGCGCAGTTGCGGTTGTCGTGTTTCCGGGCAGCGCGACCTTTGCAATCTCTGCAAGCGGTGCTGCAACCCGTATCCAGACCGCATCTGGCACGGCTGCAACGTCAGTTTCGGCGGCAGCAGACTACAACGTCATTCTGCATGTGGCGGGCAGCGCAAGTGCCGTCGTCTCAGCATCGGGCGCGCAGAACTTCACTGCCATTATGGATGGTTCTGGCGCAGCAGTTATCAGCGCGTCGGTCAGCCCGAAGATACTTGGCGAAGATTGGTCAACCATCGCGGATGAAGGCGAGACATGGAGTGATATCGCCGCCGGTACGGAGACGTGGACCGAACAAACGGCAACAGGTTCTTGGTCGGTGATAGCCGCTGGTGCGGAGACATGGGCTGACCAGACCGGCAATACGAGGACGTGGCTGAATCAATGATACAGTTTGGAGAATGGTTGCCGGATCAAACCGATTTTGGCGTGCCGATCAGTGTAGCGCAGAACGTCCTGCCAGCAGCGCGTGGCTACAGGTCGGTGAATAATCTGGCAACGCTGTCAGGTGCGGCAGATGACCGGCTGCGAAAGGTGTTTGCAGCAAAAGACAACACCGGCTCAACGCATCTGTTCGCGGGTGATGGCACTAAATTGTATAAATTTAATACCACCACCAGCGCGCTTGATAACGTGTCAAAGGCAGGCAACTACACGCTTGGCGCGTTTGATAACTGGCAAGTCGCACAGTTTGGCAGGAAGCTCATAGTGGCAGGCGATACTGGCGAGACGTTGCAGTTTTGGGAGCTTGGCTCCTCAAGTGCATTTGCCGACATCAGTGGCTCACCGTCAGCAAGATATGTGACGGTGGTGCGGGATTTTGTTGTGACAGGCTATGTCACCAATCCGTACCGTGTGCAGTGGTCTGCCATCGGTGATGAGACAAGTTGGACGGTCGGCACCAATCAGGCCGACTTCCAAGACATCGCAGATTTAGGCGCTGTCACCGGCCTTGTCGGCGGCGAGTACGGTGTGGCGCTGATGGAAAAGGGCATCAGCCGGTTCAGCTATATTGGCGATCCGCTGATCTTCCAGTTTGACAATGTTGAGACAGCGCGCGGGATGCCGTTTGAGGGCGGATATGCCGCCATCGGTCCAAGCCAGATTTACTATCTGAGTGATGACGGCTTCTATCTGTTCAACGGACAGAACAGCATGCCGATTGGCTCTGAAAAGGTGAACAAGTGGTTCTATGACAATCTGAACATTGGCTTTGCAGAGCGCATCAACTGTTCGCTTGACCCAGTCAATCAGATCGTAGCGTGGGGCTTCCCAAGCCAGAACAGTGGAGACGGCACGCCGGACACGATCTTGTTCTACAACTACGCAGTGAACAGGTGGTCAACGGCTGAAATCACGCATGACGTTCTTGGCACGTTTTTCACCGCCGCATCAACGCTTGAGGCTCTGGACAATATCAGCAGCAGTATTGACGGGCTGGACACCACGCTCGACAGCCGGTTGTTCAAAGGCGGCACATTTACGTTCGGCGGCGCGAAGGACAACAAAATAGCGTCCTTCACGGCATCGCCACTTACAGCAACGCTGACGACTGGTGAGAACAAGCTGGTAGATGGCAGGCTGTCAAATGTCACAAAGATTGTGCCGTACTTTACCAACGGCACGATTAGCGCAGAGATAGGCACACGCAACAGCCAAGCAGATACCGTGTCTTTCACTTCGTCGTCGGCTCTCAATGATGACGGCTTTCTGCCATCTCGCGCTGTGGGACGCTATCACAGGATGCGTTTCACACTGTCTGGCGCGTGGAAAGAACTGATTGGCTACGACTTAGAAGTTAAGCCTTTGGGGCAGCGATGAGCAACTTTCTCAAGCTGCCATATGTAGGCGGCACGCCCCGCGAAATCAGTCAGGTTGTGAACAATCTGGTTGATGGCAAGTCAAACAACACAGGCACTTTTACTTGCACTGCCAGCGCAGCAACAACGGCTGTGACTGACTTCCGTGCAGGCAAAAGCAGCATCATCCTTCTGATGCCGCAGACAGCAAATGCTGCGGCAGAGGTGGGCAATGGGACGATATATGTCAGCACCCGCGCAAAGCAGTCATTCACAGTCACGCACGCCAACAATGCTCAGACCGATCGAACTTTCGGATACGTCGTTATTGGATGAGTGGGAGCGGTGCGGCGACTACATAGAGGACGCACTGGAATATGCTCAATTCTCTCATACGCTTGAAGATGTACTGCGCGTTGTTTTGGCAGGAGACGCGCAGTTTTGGCCAGAAAGCAAAGCGGCGCTTGTCACAGAAATTATCGACTATCCGCAACGCCGCACACTGCGTTTCTGGTTGGCTGGCGGCGACCTTGAGACGCTGCGGGATTTGGAAGTAGCAGCAATCGAATGGTCGAAAACATGGGGTTGCTCGGCTTCTGAAATAGTTGGGCGACGTGGGTGGGTGCGCGCCCTAAACGGCTACGAAGAAGCCGCAACGGTAGGAGTTAAATACTATGGGTAAAGGTGGTGGCGGCGGCGGTTCGCAGACGGTCAATACGCAAGTAGAGCCGCCCGCATACGCAAAGCCGTTTCTTGAGTTTGGTCTGGCAGAAGCCAAAGACCAGTATATGTCAGACATGCCGGGGTATTATCCTGGCAGCACCGTTGTGGGGTTTGCCCCAGAAAGCCAGATGGCGCTGAACATGGTGCGTGACCGCGCTCTGGCTGGCTCACCTCTCATAAGCGGCGCACAGAATACAATCAACACCGCTGCCACAGGTGGCTTTGTAAACCCGGCGCTTGCAGGCTATGGCGGCTTTGCACGAGGCGGTGGTGGCATCGGGTTGGGCGCTAACGTGTTTCGTTCAGCAGCGGCTGGTGGCATGACCAATGAGGCATTGCCATTTGCACGCGGGGTAGCTGGCGGCGCTGATCTGGGTGAAGCAATAGACATGACCCGCGCCACTGCACGCGGAGACTTTCTTAGTGGCTCACCGGGGCTACAAGGCGCGATAGACCGCGCTCTTGATCCGGTACAGGACCGAATCCAAAGTCAGTTTGCTCGTGCTGGCAGAATGGGAAGCGGAGCGAACCAAGAGGTTCTGACAAAAGGGCTATCAGACGTTGCGTCTGACATCGCCTATCAAGACTATTCGCGTGAACGTCAGAACCAACTTGCAGCACAGCAAAACCTCGCTGGCCTGCAATCACAGCAATTTGGCACGCAACTGAGTGGCCTAAACGCTCTTGGCGCGCTGTCAGGTCAGGATTTGGCACGGCAGATGTCTGGCGCATCTGCGCTATCAGCAGCCGATCAGGCGCGTATGCAGCGGCAACTTGCGGGCCTTAGCGGGCAGGCAAGCACTGCTAATCAGGACTTTGCACGCAGGATGCAGGGGGCGCAGCTTGCGCCGCAGTTTGCAGATCTTGACTATCAGGGTGCAGAGCGTTTGGCAGCGGTTGGCAGCGCGCGTGAGCAACAAGCGCAGGCTGAGTTGCAGGATCAGGTCAACAGATTCAATTTCGATCAGAACATCGACGCGCAGAAGCTGAACAACTTCATGGCACTGATTGGTGGCGGCACTGTCGGCAGTCAGTCAATCCAGCCGGTGTTCCGCAACCCGCTTGCTAGTGGCTTGGGCGGCGCACTAAGCGGGGCGCAACTAGGCGGCATGGCTGGCTTCAACCCGATGTACGGCGCTATTGGCGGCGGTCTTCTTGGCTTGATGGGGGCATAAATGAACCGTCCGATAAACAACCTAATTGTCGGGCAAGGGCTGCTTCAGCCGTTCCCGGCAGGCGTCACCAATCAAGGTGGTAATGTGGCACCTGTGACTATGCCTGCGCTTCTGGGCGGGAGCGCGCCCACACCCGCTGTGACGGCTCCGGCAGTTACGTCATACCCGCCATCGTCTTACATGGCACCGCAGGCGGCTTCAATGCCCATGCGCCCATCGCCAGCAGCGCCGCAGCCCTATGACGACGCGATCATGCGTAATGCACGCGGCATTGGCATGTTGCCGTCCGGCACACCGCAGTCCCTTCTTGGCCAAACCCCGGCAGCACCGGCAGACCAGCAACAGCAGACCGGCCTGTTTGGCGATTTCTTCGGAACTAGTTTTGAAGATCCGCGCACCCGCCGCAATCTTGCTGGCGCAGCGGCACTGCTTGAGGCTGGTGGTCCGCAAATGCGTCCTGTCGGCACTGGTCAGGCCATAGGCATGGGCATCAATGCGATGCTCAAGCAACAGGGCGAGATGGACAAGCTGAACAAGGTTTCGGCCAAAGGTTTTGAGGCGCGCGGGCCTGTCGTCCGTAAAGGTACAAATGAATACATCGGCGAGGCAGTGTTCAATCCGACAACCGGCCAGATGATGCTGTCCACACCGGGCGGGGAAATCATTCCTATGCCTGCCGACGCAGAGCCTACCGTCAAAAGCGCGCTTTCTGGTGAACGCCTGTCAGGCAACCAAATGGTCAAGCTGGCTGGTGAGGTGCGTCAGTCTGAGAACACAATGCGTAAATTGCAAAAATACCTCACCACCCAAGGTGGAACCAACCAAGGTTTCCAACGTATGGGCGACGAGTTGATAGCCAATCTGAAAACATTTTTTGGCACCAACGATCTTACGCCAGAACAATTGAATCAACTAATTGTCAAAGGACAAGCGCAAGCAATCCTTGGCGGTATGCGCGTTGCGACAGTTGGTCCGGGCGTTATGACTGAACAAGACGCTGCCCGCGTGCTGGCTGCGATTGGTGGCAACCCAGATGCGCTGCAAAATCCGGCGGTCATGGGCCAGCTAATCCGTGACGCTTTCGAGTTTCAATACAACCTGTATGAGCAGCAATACGACGATCTTGCGCTTGCCTATGATTTCTATGGCAGGCCGATGCGCGACAAGATTCTCAATCCGTTTGATGTTTCCGGCAGCATCCCGTCGTCGCAAGGGAATGTCGGCTTCACTATTTTGCCAAATCAGGGAAGCAACTAATGGCTGTGCGCGTAGACATACAAGGGGTTGGTGTTGTCGAATTTGACGACAGTTTTGCCAAACTTTCCAAGCAAGAACAGCAAGACCTTGTGAACCAAGTCGCAAATAGCAGGCGCACGCCGGGTGCATCTGCCCCGGCAAAGAAGACCGAGGGGCGGACAGAAACAGACACCGAATATCTGCGGTCTGCGCTTCAAGGCATCTTGTTTGGCTTTGGAGACGAGGCAGAAGGTCTTGTCTTCGGCCTTTATGATGCGGCAACCAAGGGCAAGTCTGTCACGGAAGCCTACAAGGACGCACGGGACAATGCTCGTAAAGAGCTAGAGAAATTCCGTGAAGATGACCCGCTGGCCGCGTATGGCACCGAAGTCCTTGCTTCCTTGCCCACTGCGTTGCTTGGCGGCGCAGGGCTGGCCAGAGCGGGGGTATCGGCAGGCAAGGGACTTGGCGCTGCTATGGGCCGTGCGGGCATTGAGGGGGCGGCATACGGCCTTGGAGCGGGCGAGGGTGACGTTGTTGACCAAGCCAGATCTGCCGTGCTGGGCGGTGCCACAGGTGCAGCACTGACCGGCGCTGTTGGGGGCGTGCTGCGCTCGACGGTTGCCCCGGCACCTAGTAAGGCCGCACAGGAGTTGATGGACCGTGGCGTTAAACTGACTCCAGGCCAGCAATCACCGAATAGCGTTATTGGCATGGTCGATCAGGCGGCGGGCAAGATTCCGTCTATCCGTGCGGCACAGATGCAGGCCATCCCTGAGTTTAATCGTGCGGCCATGAATGAGGCACTTGAGGGTATCGGCAAGAAAGTGCCGAAGAACCTAGAGGGCGGTGACATCCTGATTTACGGCAGAGAGGCGTTTGAAGAAGCCTACGACGCCTTAATGAAGGACATTGAGGTGCCGGATCTGAATTCGGTCAAGCTGTCCGGCCAGAAGATTTTGGACGACGTTGAGCAGATCAGCCCCAAGGCCGCAAAGAAGCTGCAAAAAGAGTTTCAGACGCTGCTTGCCTACAAGGGCATGAAGATGCGTACCCGGCTGGATGGCGATCTTTTCAAAGAAATCGACAGCCGTATCGGCAAGCGCGCAGCCGCTTATCAGAGAAAGGCACAAATGGGGCAGAGCGTTGATGCAGGGGACATCGCCCAAGGCATGTTCGCTTTGCAAAAAAATCTGCGTAACGCTCTTGTAGGCAAGACACCAGCGGCCACCGCTAAGCTGCGGATGACCAATCAGGGCTACGGCAAGTTTAAGATTGTGCAGGATGCAGCACGTCGGGCTGGCGGTGAGTTTTCACCGGCCAGGCTTGGGCAAGCATCCAAGGCCGCAGATCTTTCTCCAAGCAAGCGCGCTTCGGCAGAAGGCACGGCCCGTATGCAGCCTCTAGCACAGGCAGGCAAAGAGGCGCTTACCGCACCACCAGACAGCGGAACGCCGTTTGGTGCAGCGGCCTTCATGGGCGCGGCAGATCCGAATGTCGCCTTGCGTCTGGGAGCGGCAGGGATGCTTTCTCCAATCTATAGGCCACTAAGCCGTGGCTTGCTTGGCACAGCGCGTATGGGGCGTGCAGGCATCGAAGCGGGCGCGCCCGCAGTTGGTGGTCTTCTTGGCAGTGAATTTGAGAGGTACTAATGGCAAAGACAAAGATTTCTGAACTGGACGCAGCAGCGGCCAACAACACCGATATTAACTCTGTTGACGTATCGGAGGGCTGCGCGCCATCAGGCATTAACAATGCTATTCGTGAAATGGGCGCGATGCTGGCGCGGATGGACAATGGCACAGATCATCTGACCAATCCGAACATCACTGGCGATCTGGACGTTGACAACATCAACATCAATGGCAACTCAATCACCAGCACAGATACTAATGGCGACATCGTTCTTGATCCGAATGGCTCAGGAAAGGTGGACATCAACGGCAATCTGGATGTAGACGGCGGCACGATTAAGCTGGACGGTAACTACCCGACAGGCACAGAAAACGTGGCGTTGGGTGACACTGCCCTCGACAGCGTTGAAAGTGGTGGACAGTATAATGTGGCAGTAGGCTCTAAGGCTGGCACTGCAATTACAACTGGTGACCAGAATGTTGCTGTTGGTGCGTATACTCTTGATGCAACGACTACTGGCAGCGAGAACACGGCTGTCGGCAAATCTGCTCTTGGCTCAAACACCACTGCAAATAGTAACACCGCCGTTGGTTCATCTGCGCTACTTGATAACACGACAGGTAACAACAACGTGGCTGTTGGCCGTCAGGCGCTTACTAATAATACAACTGCCAACTTTAATACCGCTGTTGGTTCTATAGCAATGAAAGCTAACACCACAGGTGCCAGCAATACTGCGGTGGGCTACGCTGCGCTAGATGCAAACACAGAGGGTGACCAAAACGTCGCTATTGGTCAGGGTGCGCTTGGGGCAAATACAACCGCAAACAACAATACGGCTGTTGGTTATACGGCACTCAACGCGAATACCACCGGAACAGAGAATACTGCCGTTGGCTCCGCGACATTGGACGCTAACACCACGGGCGACCAAAATACAGCCGTTGGTCGTGTTGCTTTAGGGGCAAACACGACTGGAGATGACAACACGGCTGTCGGTACAGGTGCGCTGCGTGACAACACCACAGCAAACAATAACACGGCTGTCGGTAGTGACGCTCTTAAAGTAAACACCACCGGCACAAACAACACCGCTGTAGGTCAAATTTCTCTAGATGCTTGTACGACGGGTAGTGGCAACACCGCTTTAGGCCGTGCTTCTGCCAGTGCTTTAACCTCTTCGGATGACAACACTTATATTGGCTATCAGTCTAATTCTGTAGGCGTCTCAGGGGATGATAATACGGGAGTAGGGGCGAATACTCTGTACAACAACGCTGCAGCGAACAACACCGCTGTCGGTTCAAATGCGCTATATGCCAACACCACAGGCGGTAACAACGTCGCTATCGGTAGACAGGCACTAGATGCTAATACCACTGCATCCAACAACACAGCCGTTGGCTATCAGTCACTTACGACAAACACCATTGGCACCAACAATGCGGGTCACGGATACCGTGCGCTTTATCTGAACACCGAAGGTTCTAATAACACCGCACTTGGCGCAGAAACACTCGCAGCTAACACCACCGGCGCAAGCAACACTGCTGTCGGTACGTATGCACTTGATGCCAACACCACTGCGAGTAACAACACCGCTGTGGGTTATCAAGCACTCACCGATAACACCACTGGCGCATACAACACAGCCGTTGGAGACACTTCACTCAGCGCAAACACCACCGGAAATTATAACTCTGCCTTTGGTCGTAGGGCGTTGTTTGACCACACTACGGGCAGTTTCAACACAGCCATAGGACATGAAGCCCTACAAAACAACACCACCTCAAACAATAACACAGGTGTTGGGTATCAGGCACTAAACGCAAACACCACTGGCGCATCAAATACGGCAGTCGGTTGGTCTTCCTTGAAGGACAATACCACAGGCGCAAACAATGTTGCCTTTGGTCAAAGCGCATTGCAGGAAAATACTACAGCAAATGCTAATGCTGCTTTTGGCTATCGTGCGTTGTATCTAAACACCACCGGCGCAACAATTACGGCTGTTGGTTATCGGGCGGGATATAATAGCACCAGTGGGAATGGTTCAACATTAGTAGGCGCTAACGCAGGATATTCTTTGACAACATCAGCCCACGCCAACACATTTGTTGGGTCAGGTGGTTGGGCTAGTGACGGCGCAGGCTATGCCGTAACAACAGGCACAAGAAACACTATTCTCGGTGGTTACACCGGCAATCAGGGTGGCCTCGACATCCGCACATCCGACAACAACATCGTGCTGTCAGATGGCGATGGTAATCCTCGTATCCAAGTTGATGGGAATGGCGTCTTCAAAGTTCCCTATGTCTATAGTGATACAAATGGAAGTGCCGCAAATGTTCACATCGCTAGTGACGGTAGATTTTATAGAAGCACATCATCTCAGCGTTACAAAAACACCATTACTGATGCCACACACGGCCTGACGGAACTGCTTGCACTGCGTCCTGTCACCTACAAGGGTAACAATAACGGTGACACAATTTTTGGTGGCCTGATTGCTGAAGAAGTACACGACGCTGGCCTGACAGAGTTTGTTGAATATGACGATGAAGGCCGACCAGACGCTCTTGCATACGGGAATATGGTTTCGCTGTGCATCAAAGCTATCCAAGAACAGCAAGCAACAATCACAGCACTTGAGGCACGTATTGCCACACTTGAGTCCAACTAAAGGAGTTACCAATGGACGAAATCACTAGCGAACAAATCGCACAGCACTACTCAGCGATGGGTGATAGCGTTGACCTTATAAATGCCATCATCGCTGGCGACACGATGGCTGATGACGACGCAGCGGACAGGCAAGACTGTGTTGACCGAAACGTCGAGCATCTGGAACTGATGGTCGCAAAGGACTACTGGACCAGCGAAGACATGACCGCAGTGAACGCTGCCATCACTGCTGGTAAGGCTTACACTGCAAGCTAGAGGTTGGCCGATGGAAATGTCATCAATGCTGGCTTGGAACGTGTTGCTAACGCTGGTCATCGGACCGGCGTTTTTTATTTTCCGTTCCATGCTGGCAGAGATAAAGCGCATCGACATCCTGCTAAATCGAACGCGGGAGGACTATGCCACCCGCTCTGAGCTGAAAGAGGACATGCAACAAGTCTTACAGGCACTGCATCGTGTGGAAGACAAGCTGGACCGCGCGCTAGGTCGCCCACAGTGACGTGGAGTTGGTACATGTGTTCTTGCTGTACGTCTTTTTAGACGGCGCGCCTAAAAGCAAGGATATGTACTTCTATGATGTGGACGATTGTGTGTATTTCGCACGACGCCTCCACAAGCAATCCGCCAGCGGCAAAATCACTGCTTATTGCCTTCCTGTCAAAGTAAACCCTGACTTTACACGAGTGTACTGATGATAGATCCGATTAGCGCCTTCGCTGCGGTCAATACCGCTGCGTCTGCAATTTCGTCTGCCATCAAGGCGGGCAAGGATTTGAGCAGTCTGTCAGGGCCAATCTCAAAATACGCACAGGCCGAAGCGCAGCTTAACTTTGGCGCTTCCAAGAAGAAGAAAAGCATCTTCTCCAAGATGACTGGCGCAGAGCAAGCAGGCATTGACGAGTTTTTCCGCAAAGAGGAGTTAGACACATTACGCAACGAAATGCGGTCTGTGTTCCAGCTTTACGGCAAACCCGGTGCCTGGGAGCGCCTACAGGCAGAGATAGCCCGTCAGCGCGCCTTGCAGAAAGAAGAATTAGAGCGCAGGGCAAAGGTGCGGGAAACGATTGCTTTATTTGTTGTCGGCTTCCTGATCGTCGGCGTGGGCGGCGGCGGCTTACTATTATGGATTCTGTGGATGAAGGGCATGGTTTGAGCCATGTCTACAGCGCGGGGGCTGATTGGCGAGTTTATCACTTGCGCCGCCATCATGTCCCTGTCGCAGGGGTGGCGGGTCATTCATTGCCCACAAGATCAGATCGACATCATTGCGTTTCTTGATAACGACTTTGTGCGCGTGCAAGTCAAAGCGGCCAGCCTGCGCGCTAATCTAAGCAGCCGCAAACCGGGCTACCATTTCCAGAACGGAAGCGGATCGGCCAAGAAGAAACTGCCAGACCCGTCAAGGCAGGACATCATCGCACACTGCTTTTTAGACGCACGCCGCGTCGTTTTCTATGCGGCGGAATCCGTCAATCAATACAGCCAGCGTTATTCGCAGTCATACCCATTGCGTCCTGATCTTGAGCAAGAGAGTTGGGACAACGCCATATCAATCATCAATGAAAGGCAGCTATGAGCAAGCTAATCCAGATGATCAAACAACATGAAGGTGTTGTGCCACACGCCTATCAGGACAGCCGTGGATACTGGACGATTGGCGTAGGGCGTTTGATTGACGAGAATTTGGGCGGTGGCCTGTCTGACGCCGAGATTGACTATCTCTTGGCCAATGACATCAAACGCTGCCGTGCAGAGGCAGAGCAATACCCGTGGTTCAACAAGATGAATGAACCGCGTCAGGCCGTCATCCTGTCGATGCTGTTTAATCTTGGCAGGCCGCGCTTCGACAAGTTTCAGAACATGCAGGCTGCGCTGCTTGTAGGTGATTACACCCTCGCAAGCCACGAAATGCTCGACAGCCGCTGGGCGAATCAAGTCGGCAGGCGTGCGATTGAAATGTCAGACATGATGCAAAGCGGTGAGTGGCATGAGTAAACTTATCTTGGAGTACCGCATCGTTCCTCGCTTGATGATGCTGACAATGACCGGCGTTTACATTCGCTGCATCGAATGGGCGTTGCATCAACCAGATCTGTCAACGCAACAGAGTGCGCTGATCAGCGTTGTGACTGGCGCTATGACAGGCGCGTTTGCTGTGTGGGTAGGAAGTGAAAAGTCATGACTTGGCTTTTGCTGATGATCATTGCTGAAGTGAATGGTGAGTTGACTGTCCACATTCTGAGCGAACACCACACAATGGCGCACTGCCACGTCGCAGGCACAAAGATCCAATGGGAAGAACGGATGCCTGTGAACAAAGAATTGCTGTGCTTTGCAACAGACGTTGAGGCTCTACAATGATTCAGTTTTTAGGGCCGATTGCATCGCTTGCAGGCACATGGCTTGAGAGCCGTGCTGAACAGACCAAAGCGAAGGGCGCAGTAGCTAAGGCGCGCGCAGAAGCTGAGAGCCAAGCAATGCTGACCGCAGCTACCCACGACAGCAAGTGGGAGTTGATCATGGCGCAGTCCACGCAGTCCAGCATACGCGACGAAATCGTCACGGTGATTGTGCTGATTCCCGTGGTGCTGGTCTTCGTTCCGGGCATGGAGGAGGTTGTGAAGGCAGGATTTGACCGCCTCAACGAATTACCTGAGTGGTATCAAGGTCTTGTGTACGTTACTTGTCTTGCCGGATTAGGGTTGAAGGGCGTAGACAAATTTCGCAAAAAATAGGAGAGACACAGGGAGAGACATTTTGCTGTAACCCACTGAAATCTCTATAATATAATGGCGGAGAGAGCGCCGAATAAAAATAGAGAAATCAATGGGTTATTTGGTTACTGTCTCGCCATTTGCGTCACACCGGACGCAAAGGTTCTTTTCGCATATTCACGGGCTTTTTCGCGGTAGTCAGGATGGATCTGAGCATAGTGCTGTTCAGTAATCTTGACCGTCGAATGGCCTAGCGCATCGCGGATCTGTTCCATAGGAACGCCGTCCAGTGCCGCGCCAGCCGCCCACGTCGAGCGTAGATCATGGAAGCGGAAATCAACCAAATGAAGGCTCTGACACAGTGCCTTAAATTCAGGGTGGATGTTCTTCACCCGCTTGCCGTTGCGCTCAATAATGTGGCCAGTTTGTGACGTTTCAAACGCCTCTCTAAGCCACGGCTCTACCATGCCGGTGATATCACACACCCGCCTAGCTTTCCGCTTCTTGCCATCCGCAGGAGCATGAAAGTCGATCTGACCTTCCCCCCACTTGATCTGGTGCTTTTGCAGTTCCAGGATGGCCGACTTGCGTGCCGCCGTAGAGATTGCGATGCCGACAGCAAGGCGCAGATACAATGGTTGCTGGGGCAACGCCTGTAGCAACCGGGTACGCTCCTCTGTGTCTAGCCACCTGATACGCGCCACCTTCTGATACCGGTTCCTCGGTATGTACGGCACACCGCGTATCATCCTTCCCCGCTCTCTGTCTGCGGCCCAATTTAGGGCTGCAATCAGCACCGCCAGTTCGCGCGCCATCGTCACCTCTGACACGTTTGCCAGCCGTTCTTGCTTCCATTCGTACACGGCATCCTCAAAGGATTCATGATCAAGCGGGTCGCAATCGCGAAGCGGCTCAAGCTGGTTGAGTATAGAGTAGTGCCGTGACATTGAGACTGCGCGTGGGGCGTAATCTCGCACAGTAAACTGGTGCAAGATTTCACCTACGTTCACATAATCGTGCGCCTGTTGAAGTCTCTTGAACGTCTCTAGGAAGGTCTTTGCAAACGCCTCATCTGACGTGCCAGTAGACGCATACTGCGGCTCTCCGTTCTCTCGCCAGTATATGTGCCAGTGCTTCCTGCCACCGCGTTTTTTAAGTTGATAGTTGTGCATGTCGTGTCTCCTTCGACAGTTGCTAGTGCGTGGGCTGGTATTCTTATTTTTTTACCCACTTTGATGTGAGGCAGATCGCCTGCCTCTGTCATACGCACCACAGTGCGTGCCGACACTTTCCAGCGGTCAGCAAGCTCCTGTGGTGTGTAGAACGCCGTCATCAGGCCACCCGCCAAACTCGCGTGCCTTTGTCGAGTTGGCGCGTTGTGACTTTGAATTGGTTCCGCTTTGCATGGTAAATCACACGCTGCATCTGATTGGCATCCAGCGCCAAAACGCTATCGCCCACCTTCATTTTAGCGATGGCATTTGACTCCGTTGCGTCACCCGCCTTTTTCGGCGGGATTGGAATGTTTTTTTCTACGACCATAAATTGTCTCCTTTTGTCGTACTGATGGTCAATCCACAGGTGCCGCAGTTAGCACCGTCAAACGCCGTCACGCATTTTGGGCAAAGGCCAAGATCCAAACGCCTCTGCAACGTGCCGTCGCCAACTTCTATGTCTGGTAGCGCCCTTGTTGGTACATCGCTTCGTACAGCCGCCTGACAATCGGCATAGCCAATTCCTTCGTCTCCACGTCGCAATCGCTGATTACCCATGTCGGGTCCACTAGGTTGGACAGGTGCAATTCCACTTCCTTGTTGTTGATGACGAGAACGGCGCGCAGTTCCATGTAGTCTTTCGATGCGCGAATAACGTCTCGTTCTGCTACAGCGCCGTCCATGCCTCTCCATCCTTCCAGTAGTCATGTAGGCACTGTGGCCCGCAAAAATATTCACCGTTGCCATTAGCCACCCCCTGATAGCGCCAGTTGAATGTCTCGCCGCATTGCACGCACTTGTCAGTCCTGTTGGCTGCAACCGGCTTGGTCTTTTTCACGCTCCGCTTCTTCCGCATATTTCAGTAATTCAATCGCCTTGTGGCGCATCATCGTCGGCGTCATAGCCAATCGTGCTTGGGTGCGCCCAATCACCAGCAACAAACCCTGTGGTTGAACCACTGCTAAGACGGGATGTTCCTTGTGTGACATAGTTCAAAAGCCGTAATCCATCTTCTGTCAGGCGTGGTGCCATACAATCACTGTCTGTCGTCACCAGCCCCAGTTGCCAAAATTCCTGCCAGCGATCCGGTGTGATATAGGCCGAACCGCTGGCGCGGAATAAGTCACCTATGAAGGCGTTAGAATGGTATTTCGTCTGCGGCATCTGCCTTCTTCGCAGGCGCTTCTTTGAGCTTGCCCGCAATCCACCCGTCGTTTTTCTGGTACAGGTTGGCGTAGTAAGTCTTGCCACCGACAACCAGCTTGCCCGACCAGTCAGCGTGCCAGTCTTCGGTCTTCTGGCCATCTCCAGACCCAGGCCGCTTATCATTGAGCGACATGGTAAGTTCATCCTGACCAAACTTGGGCCGGTTCTGTTGTTCAGACATTCATCATTTCCTTCTTACGATTACCGAACATTTTCACGATGTTGTCGGGCTGCTTTGTGCCGCCCCGTTGACGGAACGCGGATTCCAAAACCTTCACGTCCGTAACCTTTGCAAGCGTCTCCTCAAGACGGTCATCCGGCGCAGCGGCTACTACTGCCGGGTCAGAAAAAGCCCCGACGGCAGGCTTCAACCCACCGCCGGGGGAGTGGCCCGCGACACCGGACAGGGAGACTTGTTCTGGTGCTGTCGCTGCGGGCTGGGAGGAACCTGTTTTTGGTGCGTCGTCAATCAGGCCGTTTGACTCGCCGTCATCGTCAGAATCTTCGACACCTTTCTCGGTGCCGAACATGCTGGCGAGGGCGTAACGCTTAGCATATGTGATTGCGCCGCCGATCTTCTGGCTGTTGGTTTTGTCATCGACATAAATCGGATAGCGACTGGCGCGCGCTTCACCGCTGACGTGCATCAACACGGTACGCACGAACATCGTGTCATCTTCAAAGTCCACTTCCTGCGTGAAGGTCAGCCCAAAGGCGTTAGCCTGCTTGACGTTGTTGATGACAGCACCAATCGACGCATACTGACTGCGGTTTCCTTTCTTGTCGGCTTCAAACCCGCCGGTCTGCCGCTGGTACTCACACAACGCCTTCGCTAATTCACTCATCTACCTCAATCCTCTTTGAGTTGTTCTTGTTCACACGCACACGGATGCCGTGGCCGGATGCTTCCGACGCATCTCGCGGTACTAGCTTCTTGATGGCCGTCTCGGCGTCCTTGAAGGACTGTGCAGCGCCGTAGGTCTGCGTCCATGTCTCTGCAAACCGCTTCCAGTCCAGCGCCTTTTTATGCTCCGTCATGTCATACGGAACGCGCTCGTCAGGCGGGACGGGGGCATCAATGGGGATGGGGATGTAAGGCGGCTCACCTGTCTCGACGGCGTGCATAAACTCTGTCGCCAAGTCGATCAGATAGTCGGTGTAGTGCTTGTCCAGCTTAATGACGTGCGTGGTAGGTTCGTCACCGGCCCTGATAATGTTGAGGATGCCAAACTTGACCTTTTTGCCGGTATGTTCTTCCAGCAAACGGCCATTCCAGTGAAGCTGTGGGCTGTAGCCTTTAACAAGGCGAGGGATGACATCCTGCCACGCTTCGCCCTTCTTAGGACGGCCAAGCGTAAACTTAGCATCGAAGACTGCTTGCGCGCCTTCCCAATCATCCACGCTGCCATCTAAGGTGCAGCGCATGAACGGTAGTCTCTTGGACTGAATGACTAGCTGTTGGTTTCTGACCGTCTTCTGGTGCTTATACTCAAACCATGCGACGTTCAGATCCTCGGTTGTCCAGCCCATCAGGACAGGCCATACAGTTGATAGATCGTCTGGTTCAGTCAGCCCGCACTTTTCTTCCCAAAGACGAGTGATGCGCTCTTGATCTGCGGTAGCGATGATGTTGGCGTCACTGCCGCCAAAAGTATGAGCGCGCTTTGCCAGCGCATCAGGGGGCAGTTTGAATGAATTAAAAAGATGGGGGATGCGCTTTTGAGGCACATCCCCTGTCTCGGAGGTTTGACTACTCTTGCTCATGTGGGTAACTGTAGGTTAGTTACCCGAGTAAGTAAAGGGGTAATTACCCGTTAGTTAGAGAAACTTTACCCCACTAACTCGTTCTAGAGTATTTATATCCTCCGCATCCACTTCGATGTCTTCGAGTGGGTTGCAGCGTGACAGCAAGATTTTGCCGTCTTTCTGGCCATTATATTGCAGGATTTCCCGCAATCCGTCGTCACCATAACCGACGACTACTAGGTCTTCTTTCCTGACTGGCTGGTGAGGCTCCACATATAGTAAGTCACCAGTTTTGACGCGCGGCTCCATGCTTTCGCCGGGGACATATACACCATACGCATCTTTATTAGAGGCGAGGGAGGCTGGCTTTTCTGCCATTTCAACAGGCTCCTGATCAAACTTGATCATGCAGTATCTGCCCACTACTCTCCTGCCGAAGATTGGCAGTTTTGTGACGACATAACCGTTTTCTGGCGGCGCTGTTTCCAACTTGCTGCCGTGAAATTCCAACAGCTTTTCCGTGGTCACGCCAAATATATCGGCCAGCTTTTCTGCATGAGGGCCGACTTGGCGTCGGCCTAATTCCATTCGTGAATACTCGCTTTGGCTAACGTCTAAAGCCGCCGCGACCTTCATCTGCGACATGCGTGCTGCTGTCCTGCACGCTAGCAAGTTGTTTGGATATTCCATGGATATTCCTTCGACTAATTAGTTCGATGAAGCCACGATTCAAGCCGGCTTGCACTAGATAGCCATGGCTCTGTGGCGACCCGGTCGGGAAATTGGTCCACTGCCGTTTTGGGCGCGCCCCAATTGTTTCCAAATTAACGTTAGTCGTCATAACCTCTGCTCCTTTCTAAAGCAATAACTCTCGGTTAAAAAATACGGTAACCAAACTAAACGGGTTTGACAAGAGTAAATCAGTCAGACTAATTTACCTCAATAACCGAGGGTAAATTATGCGTTTGAACCAATATCTCGTCCAAAACTCAATGACAGCCGCCGCTTTCGCCAAACAGGTGGGCGTTTCTAACGTCGCCGTCTGGAAATGGCTGAACCGTGTGTCGATGCCAACTGGCAAGCATATGGTCTTGGTTGACCGGCTGACGGACGGACAGGTGACCAGCGCGGATTGGGTCATTGATGAGCAAGAAACAGCGGGACAAGGGCTACCGGACAGAGAACAACGTCCGGCTCAAGGCGCTTGAACACGGGCTAGATGCCTACCGGGTGCCGCTATCTGGCGGTGCCAGCATCAAGGGCGACGTTGTTGTGAAGAACAGCGTTGACGAATGGGTGCTGGAAATAAAGTGCCGGGGCAACGGCTTCAAACAAATCTACTCATGGCTGGAAGACAACGACGCGCTTGTTCTCAAAGCGGACAACAAGCCGGAGTTGGTCGTCCTGCCAATGGCTGACTTTTTTGATCTGTTAATGGGGCGGCACCATGGCGGCGACACCGATCAATAAGGAAGGTTTGAACCTTTCTAACTATCTTGTGACAGATGAACGCTCCCGCGTCCGGTCATGTCTGCATTGTGGGCAGGATTTTAGGTCCTATCACGCCGGGAATCGCATTTGTCCGCGCTGCGAAACC